TTAAAGTTCTATCATGTCAGCTATCTGATATCCGCGATTGCTGACTTCAAAAATTTCACCATTGTGACCGCGCGCGACTACGAGGCCCTCTTGGACCAGTTCATCTAGTGCTTGCTCCCATTTTGCAACATCCCTGTGCGCGTCGGACGGAATAAGATTCTTCGCGTTTGTTTGAATAGCAGTCCCATCAATAGCTCTCATAAAAATAATAATGCCCTGTGGATCGAGACTCGCTTCTTTTAATAAAATTCGGGATTCAGACAGTAGAGTTGGAATCGAGGTTTTAGAGTCAACTAACGCAGAAGTAGTAGATTGTTCAGAAATTCTAAAAAGAGGGTGATCATTCACCTTAATTTGAAGATGGCGATAAAGCTTTTCCTTGAAGCTAGTATGACTGTCATAGCTTTCGTACAATGAACGGCTTTGCATTGATTTTTTAAATTCTTTTAGCTTCTCAATCTGAGCAGGATCAACCGTATCCAGTGCCACTGGTTGGCTGGAGAAATAGAGCATTGCTGGCTTATCACCAGCAATGTGTTTTTCTATTTCTTCAACCGTACCACTAGAAAACTTGTCCGTTTCCGTCCCAATGCGAGTCCAAAACACTCCAATCAACAAGTCGCACTTAGATAAAATTTGTTTGTTGATAATTCCTTGTGCCGTTTCGCCAGTCTCAGGTGACGAATGCGACTCCCATCCTATTGGCAATAGAACAATTTTCCTCGTGCCAGAATTTACCGCATTCCATTCGTACACTACATCACGAACAATCGCACGCTCTGATGCAACATCACCTGGAGACGCAATCATTACGTTGAAGGTGGTGGCTGTATAGCTCATTTATATCTCCGTTATTAAGTTTTAATATTGACAACACTTACAGAGCACGTGCTGTTTTGGAACCCAAAGCTGTAAAGCTTTTTCCCGATTACTAGACCTCCCTCGCTCTCAAGCAACCAGGTCGGTGTTCATTTTTTCACACGCGGCGGAAGCGGATCAGCAACAGCCACGAGGCGCTCTGCTGGATACTGCTGAAACAAATCATCTTCACTCACAAGGGAGCCATCAAGCCAGCCTTGATACTGGTTCGGGTCGAGGATCATCACCATGCGCTTTTCATCATCCGGCTTGTGGAAGCGCTGCATGAGCGGGTGGCCATCGGCATTTATCGTCAGCATCGAGAACGACAACAGCAAATCTTGCGGCCGGAACTCCCATATCCCGGCGATGGCGGCCGGCATGCCATCGGCGCGCTCGATGCGCCAGCGAACAGGCTTTCCAGTCTCATAGCAAGGTTCAAAGAAATTGTCTGCGGGGATAATGCAGAACTGTTTGCGCTTCCAGGCATTACGGAAGGAAGGCTTCTGCGCCACGGTTTCAGTACGGGCGTTGTAGGTCTGGCGCGCCAGCTTGATATCGGCCCAATGCGGAACCATCCCGAAACATGCCGGCGCGACTTCCAGCTCACCGGGCACATCGTGCGACGCGCGAATGATCGGCGCCATGTAGCCTGGCCAGGCTTCCGGCGGCAGATCAAATTGAGGGGAGCGAACAGCGAAATGCTGTTCGATTTGATCGCTACGGCTGGGGGTATAGTCGGCGCACATGCAATTTATTCTACCTGCCTTCCGGCATTGGCGGCGGCTCCGTTCCGACAAAACACAGCCAGGACTGCGCATAGTCGCAAAATTGCATATCTTTTTTGCTGCGCTCAAACCCTGACAACACCATGCGCCCATCCCGATACCAGAGCAAATTCACGTCGAACAGTGTGTCAACGTAGTTTCCGCTCTCGCCGTAAGTGAAGCGGGCCAGCTTCACCAACCGATGCAAGCCCTGGTCTGTCGTTTCAACGACTTCCAACTTGCCGGGCCGTGCCGAGTTATAGCGATCATGCAGCCGGCGCTTGGGCACTTCCACCCCAGCAAGGCGCATCTTTAACATTTTGACAATCATTGTGACACCCAAGTAAAATACTGTGTATACATACAGCATATCAAGAGTTCTTGAGCCCGCAATACCCGGCAACGACGCGAGGGCGCGACGATGAATGATGCTCAGAGCAGGGACGCCATTACATGGGCCAGAACCGCGCCAGGACGCGGCGCAGCGCGAAAACAACACCGCTCCCACGTTCGCAACACCACCCGCACGAAAAACCGCTCAAAGTGCGTCAAAATGCGTCAAATCGCATCCCCACTCTTCGCCCCGCCGCGCCAGTCCTCATGCGCCTTCGGCCATGATGCAAATTTGAGTCAAAAGAGTCCTATATAGCGGGCAGGTGTGGAGGGGGGACAACTGCGCGCGCCGGGCCGATAAAGGGCATTTGATTGCTTTTAAGATATTGAACATATTCATGACCGTGGGCACGGGCGGCCGCTGCGGCGCTGACAGCCCTGCCGCAGCATCACCTTGGCATGCGAGCGCAAGGGATGGGGGGGTAAGGTCGACATTCAGACTGCTGCGCAACAGGCACTCATTCGCCCCCAAAATACCAGGCGAGCGTCACTAGCATGTAACCCGGCTCTCGAAATTTCCATTGCACAGAGTTCACAGAAGTCTCATAATGTCCACTGGCGTCCACACCACTTCGAAAGGAAATTTATGAGCTTTTTTAATTTCACCAACGACAACATTTTACGTATCGAAGATGTTATGGCTCGAACTGGACTTTCGCGATCAATGATCTACAAGCTACAGAGCGCACAGGAATTCCCAAAATCTATCTCCCTCGGTGAACGTGCGGTGGGCTGGAGCCAAGCCGACGTGGATATTTGGATCAGCAAGAAACGTGGTCGCCGAACTGCATCGCGTGACCTGCCGATAATCTATATGGCGGGAAAAATGGGGGAGCCTTTCGACAACAAGCAACCGGGGCACAGCTTTTCATGTTGGCGGATATTTAACGTTGCTGAATCCATGAAGAGCGGAGAGTTAGAGATGGATAGAGGCGACAACGACGTTTTAATTGCTGAACCTGAATTAATGACATTTCATGGCACAAATGTCAACTTCCTTTACTCCGGCCCCTGGAAGGCACGAGGCAGTTATCACGGCTATAGGCACGGAATCACCACATGCAGCCCCGAATGGGCGGAAGGCGCCGCTTATCGAGGTGCAATCCAAGGCATAACACGTGCAGATATCTTTGTCGCTTTTTTGGAAGATCTCACGGCATTCGGTACATTGGTTGAGATCGGTTATGCGCGTGCTCAAAACAAAAAAATCATTGTGGTGACTCCTTATGGGAGTGGTGATTATGGGCGATCAGAATTGCAGAACGATTTATGGTTCGCGTTACGAGCGGCTGACAAGCACATTGTATTGCCAAATAAGCGGTTCGAGAGCAACGAGGAAAAGTGGTCACATGCTCACGGCGCCGTCGCGGCAGTAGTGAGCGAATGGTACCCAGCCACTGCACTTTAACGGTACGTCGCAAATACAAAAGCCGCCTCGTGGGCGGCCTGTGCGGTGGCTGGGGCGCTCTGACGTGGCTGCGCTGGCGCGGCCCCGCCCTGCCGGTCAGCGCGGCGTGGCGGTCATGCTGGACGGCCGGCGCGCACCTTGGCCGCCTGCTCCTTGTCGTAGTCGTCGCGGCAGTCCACATCGCAGAACAGCAGCGCGGGCGCCAGCGCCTCGTCGCAGTAATGGCAGCAGCCGTGCGCCACCAGGGCGGACCGGCCACGCACCGCGGCCAGGCCGCGCGCCACTTCGGCGAAGATGATCTTGTCGGTGTTGTCGATGTGGTCGCTCATGCCGTGCCCTCCCCGCCCGTGGCCAGGTCATACGGGGCGAACCTCACCACTTCCACGCCGGCCCACTCGTTGATCGCCTCGAACTGCGCCTGCAGCGGCACCAGCTCATTGCGCGCGAAGACGCGCGCGGCCGGCTCGACGGCGCCGAAGCCGCCGGCATTGTTCGGCAGGATGCCCATCAACTGGGGCGGCACGCGGTGCGCGGCCAGCTGGTCGTCGCGCGTGACGCTCTTGATGTTGAAAAACTCGTCCTTGGCGGCCACGTCCGACACGGGCAAAATCTGGATGCCGTCCTTCTTGCCGTTCGGCGCGTACATGAACAGGTTGCGGAAGTTGCCCGGCCCCTTGCTGTCGCGCATGGCCTGGCGCAGGTTGTCCACGTCCTGGGTGTTGGCGGCGGCATCTGTCATGTAGAAGACGAAACCGGCGTGCGAACCGTTCTTGTAGTACTTGCGGCGGAACAAGGTGGCCGCCTCGTTGAGCCAAGCCGATTGCAGCGCGCTCAGATACTGCGGCACGCCATACAGCTCCTGATTCACGTCCGGTTCCATCAGGTGAAACACGCGGCCCCTGTCGAACTGGTGCACGGCCTGGTAGCCGTTCACAAAAAAATACGTGTCCAGATCGACGCCGCGCCGCATGTACTTGGCCAGCGCATGCTGGTACGCCAGCGCCTTGCCGCTGCGGCTGGGCCGGTCTTCCAGGTAGGCATTGCCGAAGGTCAGGAAGTCCAGCGCCATGCGTTTGAAGGCGTCGCGCGACAGGTACTTGCTGGGAATCAGGGTGGACGCCAGCACGTTGGCCTTGAAGTGGATGGCGCTGCTGTGGTGCACGCCGGCATTGAAGGACTTGGCCAGGCCGGCCAGGTTGACGGGCGGCTCGTACCAGTGGCCGTTCTTCCAGCATTCGAAGCAGTCGAGAATGTCGGCGTGCTCGAGCACGGGCGTCGGGTCGCCGAAGGAAAACGCCTCGATGCCGGCGGCGGCCGGCGCCGTGGCCGCTGTTGATGGGGCGCCCTGGGCCTGCCGGCCGCGCGCGCGCAGGTGTCGTGCTTTGCTCAAGAATAAATCTCCATGAAAGATTGGTGGTTGTCGGTGGTGCCTTCGAAGGGCTCGTGATCGAGGGCGTGCATGCAGGCCCACGCCAGATCGGCGTGGCCGGTTTCGTCGCTGCGGCCGGCGACATAGGTCACGTGCCGGCCGCTGGGGGTAATGGTCTTGTGGATGGCCATGAAGGACTGCGCGATGTCGATCCAGCCGGCGTCGAATTCCAGCCGGCCCTTGCTGATGATGTTTTTGGCCTTCAGCACCATGCGGGTTTTGACTTCGGGCGAGTAGTTCAGCGCCGTGACGGCCGGGAAGAAGCCACGCACAATCGGCAGCACGCCGATACCCATGCCCGTGGTATCGATGCCGATGTATTCGACGTTGTAACGCTGGGTCATCTGGCGGATGGCGTCGGCGTGGTCTTCGAAGCTCTGCCCGCGCCACTGGTGGCGCTCCAGGATGCGGAACTTGCCGCCGGCCGTCATGGGCGGCGCCAGCACCACGCAGCCGGCGCTATCGCCGTTCAAGGCCGGGTCGTAGCCGATCCACACGGGCCGGTTGCCGAACGGGCGCAGGCCCAGCAACGGCTTGTAGTCGTCCCACTCGAGCCAGGAATCGACCATGCAGCGCTGCAGCTCGGCCAGCGGGAAGACCGAGGCCGAGTCGTCAATAAAATTGCACATCAGCAGGTTGTCGAACTGGTCGGGGCTGTATTCGAAGTTGCGCAGCTCGTCGATGTCGAACAGGTTGCAGCCGCCACGCTCGGCGTCCAGGATGGTGACGATCTGGCGCCAGATCTTGTCCTCGCCCGTGAAACCCGACGACAAGCGGCCATGGCTCACATCGATATTCACCTGATCCGCCTTGGCGCGGCGCTTGTTGAACAGCTCGCCCGTCCAGAACGGATAGGCCTGGTGAGTGGTCGAGGATGGCGTTGAAAAGTAGGTCTTGCGCCATTTCTTGTGAATGGCCATGCCCGAGGCCACCTTGTTGAGTTCCTGGAAATTCTGTGTCCAGAAGAATTCATCGAAGTAAAAATTGCCGTGGTAGCCCTGCGCCGTGCGCGCGTTGGTGCCCAGGAAGTACAGGTGTGCGCCGTTCGGCAGCACGATGGGGTCGCCCGTCAGCTCGATGCCGGCCGCCTCGCGCGCGAATTGCACGATGTATTGCTTGAAGACGTGCGCCTGGCTTTTAGAGGCGGACAGGAAGATCTGATTGCGGCCCGTCGCCATGGCGTCGGCCAGCGCCTCGCGCGCGAAGTACCAGGTGGCGCCGATCTGGCGGCTCTTGAGGATGGCGCGCGTGCGCTGGTCGCCGTTGCGATACCAGACCTTTTGATAATCGAAGAGAGAATCATGGAAGGCGTCGAGCAGCTGGATTTTCTGTTCTTCGCTGAAGTCGTTGCGCGTCGGTTTCTTCTTCGGGCCGGCGTTGCGGTTTGCCAGCTTCGGATTGAGATCGACCTCGTTGCCGCCCGGTTGCTCGTAGCGGCGCACGCGCGCCATCTGCACGATGGTGCGGGCGAGTAAATCGATTTCCTTGTAATCGCTGCCGCTCTTGACCTCTTTTTCGATCAGTTTTACGAGGCGCAGCTCGGCCGACGCCTCCACGTGCTCGATGGCCTGCGCCTTGTCCCACTCGTCGCGCAGCTTCCAGCTATTGATGGTGCTGCGCTTGATTCCCAGGTGGCGGGCGATGGACGAAATGCGCCAGCCCTTCCAGTACAGGGCGCGCGCGGCGCGGCGCGGCTCGGATTCGGGCACGGCCAGTTCGGCGATTTTTTCTTCAGGGGTTTGATGGATTCCTAACATGCCGCCAGCGTAGGCCGCGCGCGCGCGGAGCGGGGAAAGGCAAAAGTCGCTATGGCCCATAGCAACCCGCGCCGCATTGAATCGCAGCGCCAAGACGTTGACCATGGCGTTATCCGATCAACCGAGACACGCCACCATGCCTAAATCCCAATTTTTCCGCGTCGCCACCGAAGGCGCCACCACGGACGGCCGCAACATCGACCGCGCCACCATCGAGCAGATCGCCGCCACCTACAACCCGAAAACCTACGGCGCGCGTATCTGGCTGGAACACATTCGCGGCATCCTGCCCGACAGCCAGTTCAAGGCCTACGGCGACGTGATTGCCGTGAAAGCCGAAGAGGTGGACACGGACAGCGGCAAGAAACTGGCCCTGTTCGCGCAGATCGAACCCACGCCGGAACTGGTGGCCATCAACAAGGCGAAACAGAAGCTGTACACCAGCCTGGAAATCCAGCCCGACTTTGCCGACTCGGCGCAGCCTTACCTGGTCGGCCTGGGCGTCACCGACAGCCCGGCCAGCCTGGGCACCGATGCGCTGAAATTCTCGGCCGGCCGCAAGCAGCAATCCGACAACCTGTTTACTTCGGCCGTCGAGGTGACGCTGGAATTTGAAGAGCCGCAGGGCACCAAGCTGGCCGATGCCGTGAAAAACCTGCTGTCGCGCTTCTCCCATAAATCCGGCGCCGACGCCGCGCAGTTCGCCGACATCAGCGAAGCCGTGGAGGCGCTGGCCGGCCACGTCGTTACCGCCAACGACAACTACGCCGACGCCATCAAGCGCCTCGATGCCGCGGAAAAGGCGCAGAAAGCGACCCAGGACGAGCTGGCAACCTTCAAGGCGCAGATGGACGAGGCGCCCGGCAACGGCCCGCGCCGCCCGGCCGCCACCGGCAACGACGGCGCCGTGCAGACCGAGTTTTAAGCGCCCGCGCCATCCACTACACCCTATTCAACAACGGAGCACCAATATATGAAAAAGCAAACGCGCCAGGTCTTTGGCCAGTATGAAACCCGCCTGGGCCAACTGAACGACACGGACAACGTGGCCAAGACCTTCAGCGTCACGCCCAGCGTGCAGCAAAAGCTGGAAACCAAGATGCAGGAATCGAGCGAGTTCCTGTCGAAGGTGAACATCATCGGCGTGACCGAGCAGGAAGGCGAAAAGCTGGGCCTGGGCGTCTCCGGCCCGATTGCCGGCCGCACCAACACCAAGGACAAGGAACGCAAGACGCGCGACCTGTCCACCCTGGACGGCACCAAGTACCGCTGCGAGCAAACCAACTTCGACACGCATTTGAACTATGCCAAGCTGGACGCCTGGGCCAAGTTCCCCGACTTCCAGTCTCGCGTGGCCAATGCCATCCTGACGCGCCAGGCACTCGACCGCATCGTCATCGGTTTCAATGGTGTGAAAGCCATGGCCGACACCGATCTGGATGCCAACCCGCTGCTGCAGGACGTGAACAAGGGCTGGCTGCAGCACCTGCGCGAACTGGCGCCCGAGCGCGTGCTGGGCCTGGTGGCCAGCGGCATGCCGGGCAAGGTCATCATCGGCGATGTGGACGGCGCCGACTATGCCAACCTGGACGCGGCCGTCACCGATGCCGTCAACCTGCTGGACCCGTGGTATCAGGAAGACACCAACCTGGTGGCCATCGTCGGGCGCAAGCTATTGAACGATAAATATTTCCCGCTGGTCAACACCAAGCAGACGCCCACGGAAACGCTGGCGGCCGACATCATCATCAGCCAGAAGCGCATCGGCGGCTTGCCGGCGGCGCGCGTGCCCTTCTTCCCGGACAACGCCATCCTGATTACCCGCTTCGACAATCTGTCGATCTACTTCCAGGAAGGCGCGCGCCGCCGCCGTGTCGAGGACGTGCCCAAGCGCGACCGCATCGAGAACTACGAGTCGTCCAACGACGCCTACGTGATCGAAGACCTGGGCCTGGCCGCGCTGGTGGAAAACATCGAGCTGAAAGACAAATAATGGCCAATCCATCCCCTGCCCTGCGCCACCGCGCGCGCATGCTGGCCGAGCGCACGGCCGGCGCCGCCGCGCCGCAGGGCGTCACCACCGGCACGGCCTACGAGCTGATGCTCTACAAGCTGGCCGACGACCGCCGGCACCTGAAATCCATTCAGTCCGTTGAACGCAAGATCGAGGTCAAGGCCACCTTGCTGCCCGACTATGCGCAGTGGATCGACGGCGTGCTGGCCGGCGGCAAGGGCGCCCAGGATGACGTGTTCGCCACCCTGCTGGTGTGGCATATCGACACGGGCGAATACGCGCGCGCCCTGGTCATGGCCGCCTATGCACTGGAACACAAGTTCACCCTGCCCGACACCTACAGCCGCGACATCGCCACGCTGATGCTGGACGAATTCGCCGAAGGCTATTTGCACGGCAAGCTGGCCGCAGATCCGCAGCACGCGGCCCAGGTGCTGGGCACCGTCGAGCTGCTGACGGCCGCCAGCGACGCGCCCGACCAGGCGCGCGCCAAGCTGCACAAGGCCATCGGCCTGGCACTGATCGCCGTGCTGGATCAAGCCGACGACACGGACATCGCCCCGGCGCAGGTGGCGCAGGCGGAAAACGCCATGGCCCAGTTGAAGCGCGCCCGCTCCCTGTCCGAGTCGTGCGGCGTCAAGAAAGATATGGAACGGCTGGAGCGGCGCCTCAAGCGCGCGGCCGGTTCCACGTAAAGAGCATCCCCCGCAGCACGGCGGCACGGGGGGATTCTGGCTAATTCATTTGCCTGATGAACCCCGTCCACCGCCCCATTTTTGAAAGCTCCCGTATGTCCTTCATGGCCCTGCCCCCGTCCATCCCGCCCGGCACCACCCCGGCGGCGCCCGCGCCGGCCGTCGGCATCATCGAGAACGACGGCTGGTTTCCCGACATCATTCTCACCGATATGCGCGACGCCATGCGCCTGGATGGCACCGTCACCGACGCGCGCCTGGTGCAAGCCGTGGTCGATGCCATCCTGCAGGTCAACCGCGAGCTGGCCGACTGGCAGGGCAAGCAGGCCGCTGCCGGAGTCCCTGCCCTGGTGGACGTGCCAGCCACGCGCATCAACCGCGAATCCCGTCTGCTGGCGCAGTACCGGCGCGCCGTCTACAGCACGGCGAAGGCCGACCTGATCGAGCGTTACCGCGACTACGACAGCACGGCCACGTCCGTCAGCGACAAGAAAAGCATGGAGTGGCTGGACGAGGCGCCCGGCGCGCAGCGGCGCAACGCGCAATGGGCCATCGCCGATATCGTCGGGCGCACGCACCTGACCGTGGAGCTGATCTGATGCAGGTGCGCACGCGGCAGCACGACACGGTAGACGCCCTGGTATGGCGCTACCTGGGCGACGGCGCGGGATACGTCGAGCAGGCCTTGGCCCTGAATCCCGCGCTGGCGCGCCACGGCGCCGTGCTGCCGGCCGGGCTGGTCGTCACCCTGCCGGAACCTGCCGCCAGCGTGGCCGCCGTTGCCGATCTTGTGCAGCTATGGGACTGACTTTTTAAACAACACCTCTACTTATCCTCATCATGGAGAAACAAGCAATGTCCGCAGAATCGTTTGGTGGTTTCGCCACCCTGGTCAAACTGTACGGCTTCAAGGCGGCGCTGGGCATGGTCGGCGCGGCCATGCTGTACATCGTGCTGCCGCCGCTGAACAGCGACGGCACCTTCAACAAGGGCGAGTTCGTCGCCCGTCTGGCCTGCGCGGGCGTGTTCTCGTGCCTGCTGGGCGGTACCGTGTATCAGCTGCTGTGCGCCCAGCTCCCGGCCATCGGCGCCATGGTCAACGCCTCCGCCATCGACCTGATCGTCGGCGCGCCCGGCTGGTGGGTATCGCGTGCCGTGGCCCTGTGGTTCCAGCGCCGCAGCGACAAGGACATCGCCGAGCTGGTCAAAGACGCGAAGGAACACTGATGGCCACCCTCGACAATCCACTGATCGCGCGCACCATCGACGCCATCCTGCGCGCCGAAGGCGGCTATGTGAACGACCCTCTTGATGCGGGCGGCGAAACCAACTTCGGCATCACCGTGGCCGTGGCGCGCGCCAACGGCTATCAAGGCCCGATGCGCGATATGCCCGTGGCCATGGCACGCGCCATCTACACGGCGCGCTACATCACGGAACCCAAGTTCGACCAGGTGCTGGCCCTGCATGCCAGCATCGGCGCCGAAGTGATCGACACGGGCGTGAACATGGGGCCGCACCGCGCGGCCGAGTTCCTGCAGCGCTGGCTAAACGGGTTCAACGACACGGGCGCCCGCTATCCCGCCCTATTTGTCGATGGCCGCCTGGGCGCGCAGTCGCTGAGCGCGCTGGCCGCCTTCCTGAAATGGCGCGGCCAGGATGGCGCCGCCGTGCTGCTGCGCGCCCTGAACGGCCTGCAGGCGGCGCGTTACCTGGAAATCACCGAAGCCAATAAAACCCAGCGCCGTTTTCTGTTCGGCTGGATCAAGGAACGGGTGACCATGTGACCGCAACCACCTGGCGCCCGCTGGTCGCTGTTCTCCTGTGCAGCGCCATCGCGGGCTGGACGATGCAGGGCTGGCGCAAGGACGCGGCCATCGCCGCACTGCAGCGGGCGGCGGCCACCAACAAAACCACCGCCGCCACAGCGCTGGCCCAGGCCACCGCCCGCGTGCTCACGCTGGAGCGCGCCGCCGGCGCCGCCCTGGCGCAGCGCGCCGACCACCTCAACCAGGAGCAAACCCATGCGAAAACTGAACGTGACCGTTTTAACGCTGACGTGCGCAGCGGCGCTGTGCGCCTGTCAATCCCCGTTGCCAGCGGCCAATGCGCCGCAACTGCAGATACCGCCTCTGCCACAGGCCATCGGATTGAAGCGCGCGCCGAACTTGACCCGGCGACTGCGGCAGCTCTTGACGCCATTGCCGGCGACGGCGACGACGCCACCCGTCAGCTGAACGCCTGCATCGACGCCTACAACACCGTGCGAGAGACCTACCATGTACAAACCGAATAGCCTGCGCCAGCACCTGGCCGCCGCCATCCCCGACCTGCAGCGCGACCCCGACCGCCTGCTGGTCTTCGCCGACGAAGGCAACGTGGTGGCATCGGCCACCGCCTCCCTCTCATTCGAATACCGCTTCAAGCTCAACCTGATCGTGACCGATTACGCGGGCGACGCCGACGCCATCATGGTGGCCCTGATCGCCTGGCTGAAAGTCCACCAGCTCGACCTGATGGCCAACGAGGAAACGCGCAAACACGGCATCGCCTTCGAGGTGGATTTTAATAACCATGAGACGGTCGACATTTCCATCAAGCTGGACCTGACCGAGCGTGTGGCCGTCAAGGCCGGCGAAGCGGGCCGTCTCGACATCAAGCACCTGGCCGAGATACAGCACATGCCCGCCTACGCGGACGAGTTCTGGAAGCTGTATGACGGCGAGACCCTGCTGGCCGAATGGCGCACGCCCGAGGCCACACCATGAGCGAAGACCTGCACGCGTTGGCAACCTGGGCCGGCGCGCTGCTGGCCAAGCTGCAGCCAGCCCAGCGCCGCGCCATCAATCACAAGGTTGCCGTCGACCTGCGCCGTAGCCAGGCGCAGCGCATCAAGGCGCAGCAGGGGCCGGATGGAGCGGCCTACCCAGCGCGCAAGCGGCGCAAGGAATTCAAGGGAAAGGATGGGCGCATCAAGCGGCAGAAGGCCGCCATGTTCGCCAAGATCCGTACCGCCAAACACCTGAAGGTGAAGGCGACCGGCGACCAGATCGAAGTCGGCTTCTTTGGCTGGGTGGCACGCGTGGCGCATGTGCATCAGTTTGGCCGGCAAGACCGAGTGTCAAAAAAAGGGCAGGCGTACAAGTACCCTGAGCGGCCGCTGCTAGGAATTAACGAATCGGATCGTGCACTGATAAGAGAGTCATTAATTCGCCACATACAAACAAACTAAGCTCAGTTATGCAGTGGCAAGCTGACACTCAGTGGAGAATGAGTTAAAGTCATCTAACGCTGAGCATCATCGGTCAATATATTAAATATCTAGGCACTGACTGCTCGTATCCCAACAGAATAAATGACGGTAAAAAATCTCGATGACAGCAACACCCACTGACGATTTTTCAAAGCTGTTAGGCAAGCTTGGTACTCTCATCAATATACCGCCGAAAAGCATGCTCACTCGTGAAAACGGTTGGAAAAACCACGGACAGTTGATGGTTATCAAAGCCTATTGCCACTTACAGTCCATTGCACTATTAGCTGAAAGTACAGCTGGAGAAAAATCTTCACAGATAAGTCACATCGATCACGGATCGATTGCTGTGATCGCACGCGCGGCTTATGAAACCTTCGTGTTATTTAATTTCATATTCCTTGAAGAAGATCCCGAATTGCGGCAGTTCCGGCATCAGGTATGGCGTCTGAGTGGACTTATGAGTCGAATGAAATTGAACCGTGTACCGGGACTTCCTAGTGAGCGTTTAGAGCAAATCAAAATCGAAACTAATGAAATTGCTCGACTGCAGCCGATCATCGAAGGGAGCCGATACTTTACAATGCTCAGCAAGCAAGCCAAGAAAAATGTGCGCCAGGGAGATGGCGTCCGCCTCGGTGCCGCATTAATTGATTTAGCTGAACAGGCCGGATTGCCACGCAAATACGTTGCCGACATGTACACACATTTTTGTAACTCCTCTCACGCCAATGCTATTAGTGCATTTCAATTAAGCGAAACTCTTAAGGACGGCACATCTCCGATAGTAGCTCGTGGCATGATCGGTTTTTGTTGCATTTTGCTGACCCAAATGATTTTCGCTTATGCCAAATTTTTTGACGAGGTCCAAGATTACGTAGTTACAGACACCGAATTAGTAGACCTTCTTACAGTTTGGGCAACATTAGGCGAGGCATTCAGTGCGATGTATGAAGATTAGAAAGAACTATTACTTAAAACAAAATTGCCCCCACGAGGAATAATAAGCTATTCTTCAGAATATTATTCACAACGACAGACACCACCAAAAATAAATTGAGAGCCTATTTTGAATCAAACATTTACTGCCCTATTAAAAGAAAAAATTGAGCTTTTTAAATATTCATTCAGTTCTTCGGCAAGACAAGCCTTTGTCCATCCTGAGACTGGAAAGCTCTTTCATCCAGGCGAATTCGGCACATATAGAGAGAGTATTTTTCGTGAATTCTTAAAGTTATGTGTACCATCTAGACTCGAAATAGGATCGGGATTTCTAATAAATTCCAAAGGAGATGTCTCAACACAAGCCGATATTGTCATTTATGATCGCTCAGCAATTCCCCGAGTAGAATCCAATGAACACCAACGTTTTTTTCCAGTCGAGGGAGTATGTGCGATAGGTGAGGTAAAAAGCCGCCTTTCAAAAGCCGGTTTGCGCGAAGCACTTAATAAACTAGCAAGATTAAAAGCAATCGCTGATCATGTTTCATCGACCATTCCGATATTTCGAGACAGAACATACAATCAGCATGATTTCAATCGTGAAATGCTTTGCTACGATCAAATATTCTCATTTCTTGTATGTGAAAGCTTTGATTTCGACTCCACATCTTTACCCTCTGAAGTCTCAACGTGGTATGACAGCGATGTGAAAAATCATCATAAGCACAACATGGTTCTGAGTATAAAGGATGGATTACTACTTTACGTTGATGAAAAGAATAAAACTTGGATGTATCCTCCATCTCGTTACATTCCATCAAAGAATAGACTTCTAACCCCAGGAGATAACGAAGCAATCCATTTCCACTATTTTGTTTCTTACATGTTTATGTCAACAACAAGCACAACAATTTTATTTCCGGAAATGACTGAATACATGCCAAGCTTAGTTGGGGGGTTTAACTGCGACGAACAATAATATTATGTAGATTTACATGCAAAAGAATTTGTATCGCAGTAAAAATTCAAGAATAAAAAATATCATAATGAAAAGATCAACATAATATTTAGAACAGCATCATAGTTATTAAGCCACATATCAACCCGCCCCCGCGTGCATCCGCACGCGGACTTCGGCAACATGCATTGCATGAACGCCGACCTGTCCGACCTCCTCCGCTTGCTGCAAAACCTGATCCGCCTGGGCACCATCGCCGAGGTCAAAGGAGCCAAGGCGCGCGTGCGGCTGGGGCCAACCCTCACCACAGAATGGCTGAGCTGGGCCACACGACGCGCTGGCAATACGCGCACCTGGTCGGTACCTACCTTGGGCGAACAGGTGATCGTCTTTTCCCCCGGCGGCGACCTGACGCGCGGCATCATCGTACCGGCCGTGTACTCGCAGGCGTTTGACGCCCCCGAATCCAGCCCCACCATTCACACCACGCATTACCCTGACGGCGCCGTGGTGCAGTACGACCACGCGGCCCACACCCTGACGGCCACCCTCCCCGGGGGCACCGCCACCATCACGGCCGACAAGGTCACGTCGAACGCACCGAGCACCATCTGCACGGGCGACCTGACCGTCATGAAAAATCTGATCGTCAAGCAGTCCACCACCGTGGAAGGCGCCACCACGCTGAACGGCGGCGTGAACGCCAAGGCCGGCGCCGCAGGCGGCGTGGCCATGGCCGTGCAAGGGAGCATCAAAGCGACCGAGGACGTGCTGGCCGGCGCCATCAGCCTGGCCAAGCATCCGCACGGCGGCGTCAAGGCAGGCGGCGACCAGTCGGGCGGGCCGCTGCCATGATGGGCATGCACGCCGCCACCGGGCGCAGCCTGACGGGCCTGGGCCACCTGCGCCAGTCGGCCACCGACATTCTCACCACGCCCATGGGTTCGCGCATCCGGCGCCGCCGCTATGGTTCCGAAGTGCCCGAGCTGATCGACCAGCCCCTGAACAGCGCGACGCAATTGCGCATCTACGCGGCCACCGCCTTTGCCCTGCGCCGCTGGGAGCCGCGTTTGCAGCTCGCCAGCGTGCAGCTCACGCGCGACACGGACGGCGCCATCACCCTGCTGCTCGACGGCACGGCCAACGGCCAGGGCATCACCCTGTCCGTACCCGTCAAGCAAGGCGGCATCGTATGAGCACGCCCATCGACCTGACCCAATTACCCGCGCCCAGCGTGGTCGAGGTGCTGGACTTCGAAGCCATCCTCAGCACGCGCAAAGCCCACCTGGTGAGCCTGTTGCCGGAAGCCGAACGCGCGGCCGTCACGGCCCTCCTGGCCCTGGAATCGGAACCGGCCACCAAGCTGCTGGAAGAAAACGCGTATCAAGAAACCATTCTGCGCAACCGCGTCAACGAGGCCGGCAAGGCCGTCATGCTGGCGTTCGCCCTCGATGGCGACCTCGATCAGCTGGGTGCCAACGTCAACGTGGCGCGCCTGACCATCACGCCGGCCAATCCCAACGCCCTGCCGCCTGTGGCCGCTGTCATGGAAGACAACGACGCCTACCGCCTGCGCATCCAGGAAGCACCGGATGGCCTGTCCGTGGCCGGCCCGAAAGCGTCCTACGAATTCCACGCCCGCAGCAGTGACGGCCGCGTCAAGGATGCGAGCGCCACCAGCCAGGCGCCGGCGCATGTCACCGTCACGGTTTTGGCGAACAATGACACCGGCATCGCCGACGACGCGCTCTTGGGCACCGTGGCGCGCGCGCTCAACGCCGAGGAAGTGCGCCCCCTGGGCGACCGCCTCACCGTGCAGGCCGCTCAGGTCATCGACTACCAGATCGAGGCCACCTTGTTTATCGGCGTCGGCCCGGAAGTGCCGATTCTGCTGGACGCCGCGCGCGCCAACGCCGTGCGCGTGTCGCAGCCGCGCCGCCCGCTGGGCCACAGCATTTATCGTTCCGCCTGCAGCGCGGCCGTCCACGTCGAAGGCGTGCGCAAGGTCGTCTTGACCAGCCCGGCGGCGGACATCGAACTGAACGCCACCCAAGCCGCGCGCTGCACCGCCATCCATTTGAATGTGGTCGTGCTCGATGAATAAGACCGTGCCGACCCTGCCGCCCAACACCACGGCGCTGGAGCGCGCCATTGCCGTGGCCTGCGCCGAGCTGGTCAACGTGCCCGTGCCGCTGCGCGAGCTGTGGAACGCCGACCGCTGCCCCGTTGCCCTGCTCCCATTCCTGGCCTGGGCCTGTTCCGTCGACCGCTGGGACGATGCCTGGCCCGAATCGGTCAAACGCGGCACGATCAAGGCGTCTTACTTCATCCACAAGCACAAGGGCACGATTGCCTCCGTGCGCCGCGTGGTCGAGTCCCTGGGCTATTTGATCCGCATCACCGAATGGTGGCAGACCACGCCGCCAGGCGTGCCGGGCACCTTCCGCCTCGACGTCGGCGTGCTGGACTCCGGCATCACGGACGCCATGTTTCAGGAAATGGAACGCCTGATCGCCGACGCCAAGCCCGTCAGCCGGCATTTGACGGGCCTGGCGCTGTATCTGGAAACCCGTGGCCAGGTGCGGATCGGCTTGAGTACCTATCACGGCGATGCGATGACGGTCTATCCATGGATCGCCGAAGAAATCGAAGTGCGCGGCACGCTGGTACAAGGCGGCGCACCCCATACCATTGACACCATGACCATCTATCCATGAGCACATACTTTGCCATTCTGACGCAGGTGGGCGAGGCCAAGCTGGCCAACGCCATCGCCCTGGGCCACACCCTGAAACTGAAAAAAATGGGCGTGGGCGACGGCAACGGCGCCCTGCCGATCCCGGACCGCTTGCAAAAGGCGCTCGTGCATGAAGTGCGCCGCGCCGACCTGAACCAGCTCGCCATCGACCCGGCCAACGCCAGCCAGATCATCGTCGAGCAAGTCTTGCCCGAGGACGTGGGCGGCTGGTGGCTGCGCGAAATCGGCCTCTACGACGAGGCGGGCGACCTGTGCGCCGTGGCCAACTGCCCGCCCAGCTACAAGCCCTTGATGGTCGAGGGCAGCGGCCGCACGCAGGTTGTGCGCGTGGTGCTGATCGTCGCCAGCACGGCCGCCATCGAGCTGAAAATCGATCCGGCAGTGGTGCTGGCCACGCGCCGCTATGCCGACGAGCAGGATATCGAAGTGCGCGCCGAGGCGCGCGCCTATGCCGACACGCTGCTGGCCCAGCACCTGGCCGCCGCCGACCCGCACCCGCAGTACAAGCCGAAAGAGCTGGCCATGTTGAACAAGTCCGTTGCCGGCAAGGTCGACGTGGTGCTCACCGAGGCGGAAGCAAAGGCCGACGTGCTGCAGTTCACGGGCGCGCTCACCGGCAATATCAACGTCATCGTGCCGGCAGCGGCGCGCAGCTGGACCGTCCACAACAAGACCACGGGCGCTTTCACTCTGACATTCAAGACGGCAAGCGGCAGTGGCCTGGCCATCGGCCAAGGACAAACGCGCGCGCCCTACTGCGATGGCGTCGACGTGCTCTCACGCATCAGCGAGGTGAATACCGCGCCCCAGTTTGACGACAGCACCAGGATCGCCAGCACCGCCTTCGTGCGCCGCATCGGCTTGCAGGCCGCCGCCCTGTACACCCTGGGCGCGGGCGCCATCAAGCTGACGCCTGCCGACGTGGGCAAGACGATCGCCTGCGATGGCGGCAATGCGCCTGCCGTCACTCTGCCCAACGTGGCGCTGTGCCCGCCTGGCAGCCGCCTGGAATTTGTCTGCGGATCGACGCATCAGGCAGGCATGACCATCAATACCCTGGGCGGCGACCTGCTGGGCATGAGCAGCGTCAGCGTGGCCGCTATCACCCTGCTCGATGGCGACACGCTCACGCTGGAATCGAATGGCGTCGGTGCCTGGGTTGCCGTGGGCGGATCGGTGCAGTTGCGCTATTCGTCCATGTTTTCCGCTTCCCTTGACCAGAGTGGCCATCAGCGCCTGCCCAGCGGCTACATCCGGCAATGGGGCGTGGTCGGCAGCGTGCCGCAAGGCGGCAGCGTCTACGTAGCCTTTCCGATGGCATTTCCACGCGAAGTCTTTGTCGTGATTCCGGCAGTGGCGGGCCAGGGCGTGGCGTCGCCAACGCCGTTCTCACCGGGCGCCAGCACGCCCAGCCTGAGCGGCGTCACCCTATTCAACAACGGATCGAATGGCGCCATGCAGGTCGCCTACGAAGTCACCGGGAAATAACCATGCAAAAACTGTTCTCTCTGACCCAAATGGGTTTCTACCCGGCCGACATGCGCGCCGAATACGTCGCCGCCGGTAGCTGGCCCGACGATGCCGTCGAAGTCAGCCAGGAGGTCGAGGCCGCCCTGCGCAAAGCCATTGAATCGGGCTGCAGCATCAACCAGGGAAAAGGCGGCGTATGGAAAATGACGCCCCCGGCGGCGGCGCCGTTTGCGGCACTGGCGGCGACCTATCTGGACACCGTGCGCAAGACGCGCGACGCCATTCTGAACCGCCTGGCCGGCATCGGCTTTGCGGCGATGTCCGATGGCGACAGCGCCACCGTCGCCGCGATTGCCGCCGCGCGCCTGCGCCTGCTCGACATCACCGCCTGCGCCGGCGTGCTGGCCGCTGGCGACCTCGACGCGCTGCGCCTGGCCATTGCCGACGAATACGCGCAGATCGCCGCCACCCTGCCGGAAGAGGCGCAGCGCGCCTTTGCCGAAAACCTGCAGTAACCACCCGAAACTTTTTTCTACCAGGAGAGCCACATGGCCACCGACTACCACCATGGCGTGCGCGTCATTGAAATCAACGAGGGTTCGCGCCCGATCCGCACCGTCTCCACTGCCGTGCTGGGCCTGATCGCCACGGCCGACGACGCCGACCCGGCCGCTTTCCCGCTCGACACGCCCGTGCTCGTCACCAACGTGCTGGCCGCCATGGGCAAGGCCGGCAAGACGGGCACCCTGTACCGCGCGCTGGAAGCGATTGCCGCGCAAACAAAACCCCTGACCATCGTCGTGCGCGTGGCCGAGGGCGAGACGGAAGCGGACACCACCAGCAACGTGGTGGGCGGCGTGTCGCCGGACGGCAAGTACCTGGGCGTGAAAGCCTTGCTGGCCGCGCAAAACAAACTCGGCGTGAAGCCGCGCATCCTGGGCGCGCCGGGCCTGGACACCAAAGCCGTCACCAACGCCCTGGCCAGCGTGGCGCAGCAACTGCGCAGCTTCGTGTACGCCTCCGCGTATGGCTGCAACAACGTGGTCGCCGCCACCACCTATCGCGGCCAGTTCGGCCAGCGCGAGGTCATGATCATCTGGCCCGATTTTGTGAACTGGGATACCGCCATCGACGAGGAGGCGAGTATTTCCGCCGTGGCCTACGCCATGGGCCTGCGCGCCAAGATCGACGAGGAAACGGGCTGGCACAAGACGCTGTCGAACGTCGTCATCAACGGCCCGACCGGCTTAACCCAGGACGTATTTTTCGACCTGCAAGACCCGGCCACCGACGCCGGCGTGCTCAACGCCAAAGAAGTGACCACCCTGATTAACATGGGCGGCTACCGATTCTGGGGTTCGCGCACCTGCGAGGCGCCGGGCGGCTTCTTCTATTTCGAGAACTACACGCGCACGGCCCAGGTGCTGGCCGACACCATCGCCGAGGCGCATTTCACCTTTGTCGACCTGCCCTTGCACCCGTCCCTGGTGCGCGACATGCTTGAAAGCATCAATGCCAAGTTCCGCGACCTGAAATTGCAGGGCTACATCATCGACGGGCATGCCTGGTATGACGAGCAGTACAACGACAAGGACACGCTCAAGGCGGGCAAGCTGGCCATCGATTACGACTACACGCCCGTGCCGCCGCTGGAAAATCTGCGCTTCCAGCAGCGCATCACCGACCGCTACCTGGCCGACTTCGCCTCGCGCATCGCCGCTTAACCGACCCCGTGCCCGCCGTGCGCGGGCGCAACTGACCACTGGAGAACGCTATGGGCATGCCCCACAAACTTAAACAATTCAACGTATTTCAAAACGGCGTGCTGTTCATGGGCATGGTGCCCGAAATCACCTTGCCCAAGCTGAGCCGCAAGATGGAAGAGTACCGCGCCGGCGGCATGAGCGGCCCCGTGTCCGTCGACTTCGGCAATGAAGCACTGTCACTGGAATGGAGCGCAGGCGGTCTGATCGCCGAAGCCTTAAAGCAGTACGGCGCGCATGCGCACGGCGCCGTGATGCTGCGCTTCGCCGGCGCTTACCAGAACGACGAAGACGGCAACGTGGCCGCCGTCGAAGTCGTCGTGCGCGGCCGCTACAAGGAAATCGACATGGGCGGCGCCAAGATGGGCGACGACACCACCCACAAGTACACCATGGCTTGCAGCTATTACAAGCTGATGATCGACGGCGCCACCGTCATCGAACTGGACTTCATGAGCGGCATCGAGAACATCGGCGGCGTCGATACCAATGCGGCCATCCGCAAGGCCAGCGGCCTGTAATCCCCCTTTTACTTTTCACCACCACCCTACAAGGACAACACCATGAACAGCGAAAACAACAATCAAGCCGTCATCGAACTGGACGAGCCGATCAAACGCGGCGACACCTTCATCACCGCGCTGACCGTGCGCAAGCCCAAGGCGGGCGCCCTGCGCGGCATTTCCCTGATCGAGCTGGCCAACCTGAACGTGTCGGCCTTGCAGATCGTGCTGCCACGCATCACCGAACCGACCTTGACCGCGCATGACGTCGCCAACATGGACCCGGCGGACCTGCTGGCCGTGGGCGCCGAGGTTGCCGGTTTTTTGGCGAGCAAAGCCGATCGCCTTTCGGTATCCCCGGCGAAGTAGAAGACGCCATGGCCGACATTGCCGGCGTCTTCCACTGGACGCCGGCCGCGATGGACGGTTTTACGATTGATGAACTGATGGCCTGGCGCGAACGCGCCCGGCAACGAAGCGGAGCGGAATAGATGGCTGGTCGGGATCTGAAATTACAGGTGGTATTTGCGGCACTGGACAAGATTACCGGCCCGCTGAAAAAAATCATGGGCGGCTCGAGCGACACGGCCAAGGCCTTGAAGGCGACCAGCGACCGCTTGCGCGACCTGAACGCGCAGCAAAAGAACATCGGCAAATTCCGCGAACTGCACGGCGGCCTGGACGCCACCCGCGCCAAGCTGGAAGCGGCCCAGCAGAAGGTGGCCAGCCTGGCCACCAAAATGAAACAGACGGAAGCACCCACGCGCGCCATGACGCGCGAGTTGAACGCCGCCGTCAAAGCGGCCGCCGCCCTCAAGACAGCCGGCCAGCAGCAGGCCCAGCAACTGCAGGTCATGCGCGAACGCCTGGCGGGTGCCGGCATCGGCACCAAAGACCTGGCCAACCACGAGCGCACCTTGCGCCGCGAGATCGAGGCCACCAACAAAAGCATGATATTGCAGCAGCAGAAGCTGGCCAACGCGGCGGCCAAGCAGCAGCGCGTCACCAATGCCACTCAGCACGCGGACAAGCTGCGCAACAAGGCGGGCAATCTGGCCATGGCCGGCGCCGGCGCGACCGCCACGGGCGCCGTGCTGGGCGCGCCCATCGTCAAGGGGCTGGACGAGGCCAAGCACTATCAAACGGAAGTGGGCCGGGTCAATGCGCTGGGCCTGGGCGACAAGGTATCAGCCGAGGCCGTCGCCTTCGCGCGCAACATGAAAACCTACGGCACCAGCCAGCTCGACAACCTGCAGTTGATGCGCGACGGCATGAGCGCCTTTGCCGACGTGCACCACGCGGAAATGGTCGCCCCTACTCTGGCAAAAATGAAATTTGCCAATCATGCCTTCTTCGGCGAGGCCGAGGGTGCCGACAACGAACGCAAGTTCATGGACATGCTCAAGGTCATCGAGCTGCGCGGCGGCCTGGAGAGCAAGGAAAAGTTCGAAGCCCAGGCCAACATCGTGCAGCAGGTCATCACCGCCACCGGCGGGCGCGTCGGGCCGAATGAATGGCTGAACATGATTAAAACGGGCGGCATCGCGGCCAAGGGCCTGAAAGATGACGCCTTTTACTACCAGATGGAACCGCTGGTGCAGGAGATGAGCGGCAACCGCGTCGGCACGTCCCTGATGAGCGCCTACCAAAACTTGTACCAGGGCCGCACGACCAAACGTTCGGCCAAGAAACTGGAAGAATTTGGCTTGATCGGCGACAAAAGCAAGGTCACGCATGATAAAGCGGGACAACTTTCCTTCCTCAATCCTGGCGCGCTGCTGGGTTCTGAGCTGTTCCGCGAAAATCAGTTTGAGTGGATGGAAAAGGTGCTTTTGCCGCAACTGGCCAAGAAAGGCATCAAAGACAAGAATCAGGTGCTCGACGCCATCGGCAGCATCTTTTCGAACCGCACCGCGTCGAACTTGTATTCGCAGATGTACCTGCAGCGCGGGCAAATCCACAAGAACGAAAAGCTCAACCGTGGCGCCGCCAATATTGGCCAGCTGGAAAAGCTGGGCCGCGACTCGGCCGCCGGCAAGGAACTGGAAGCGCAGTCGAAGCTGGCCAACTTGAAACTGACCATGGGCGAAAAAATCCTGCCGCTGTATGCGCAGGGACTGGAAATGGCCATCAGTGCCATCACACGCCTGAATGCCTTCATGGAACGCAACCCGACCGTGGCCAAGATCATGATTACCGCCTTTGCCGTGCTGGCCGGCATGCTGCTGGTGCTGGGGCCGCTGATGCTGGGCATTGCCGCCATGATCGGCCCGTATGCCATGCTGCACGTCATGTTCGCCAAGATGGGCGTGACCGGCGGCGTGCTCACGCCCATCCTGCGGGGCCTGGGCGGCGCCTTCATGTGGGCCGGGCGTGCCGTGCTGTGGCTGGGCCGTGCCTTCATGCTCAACCCGATTGGCCTGGCCGTGACGGCCATCGCCGGCGCCGCTTACCTGATCTACAAATACTGGGAGCCGATCAAGGCGTTTTTCAGCGGCATCTGGTCGCACATCAAGACTGCCTTTGCCGGCGGCATAGGCGGCGTCAGCAGTCTGATCGTCAACTGGTCACCGCTGGGTCTGTTCTATCGCGCCTTCGCGGGCGTGCTGGGCTGGTTCGGCATCGCGCTGCCGGCCAAGTTCACCGACTTCGGCGCCAGCATCCTGCAGCGCATCACCGCATCCTGGCAACCTATCGCCGCCTTCTTTGCCGACATCTGGTCGCGCCTGCGCACGGTCTGTGCCGGCGGCATGGGCAGCATCACGGCCCTGATTATCAACTGGTCGCCGGTCGGCGTGTTCTACCAGGCGTTCGCAGGCGTCATGAGCTGGTTCGGCATCAAGCTGCCGGCCCAGTTCACCGAGTTCGGCGCCAACATCCTGCGCGGCCTGGTCAACGGCATCACCGGGTCCATGGGCGCCGTCAAGGACGCCATCAGCAATGCCGGTTCCAGCACCATTGCCTGGTTCAAGGAAAAGTTGGGCATCCACAGCCCGAGCCGCGTGTTTGCCCAGCTGGGCGACTACACCATGCAGGGCCTGGCCGTGGGCCTGGACCGCAGCGAAGGCGCGCCGATTGCCAAGGTATCCGGCCTGGCGCAGCGCCTGACGCAACTGGGCGCCGGCATCGCCATCGGCACGGCCACCGCCCTGCCCGCCAGCGCCTTCGACACGCGCGCCCCGCTGTCACAGGGCGCGTTCGGCGCTGGCATGACCATCCAGGGCGACAAGATCGAAATCACCTTCCATGTACAGGCCGGCACCGATCCGCAGGCCATCGCGCGCGCCGTGAGCGTGGCGCTCGATCAGCGCGACCGCGAAAAGGCGGCACGCATCCGCTCGTCCCTGCGCGACCACGATTAAGAAAGAAAAGCACCATGATGATGATTTTAGGAATGTTCGTGTTCAGCCTGCCGACCCTGGCCTATCACGAGCTGCAGCGGCAAACGGAATGGAAGCATGCCAGCACGGCGCGCGTGGGCCTGCGCGACGCGCACCAATACGTGGGGCCCGGCGACGACACCATCACCCTGTCGGGCTGGGTGGCGCCGGAACTGACCGGCTCCCTGTATTCGCTCGATGCACTGCGCATGATGGCCGACACGGGTAAATCATGGATTTTGATCCAGGGCACGGGCCGCATTCTCGGCTCCTACCGCATCACCAGCATGACGGAAGGCCGCACCATCCTCGACGGCAGCGGCGGCGCGCGCCGCGTCGAGTTCTCGATTGCGCTCAAGCGCGACGACGACGGCGTGCTGGCCATGCTTGGCCTGGGCGATATCGGCGACCTGAAAAACATGCTCAGCATCGACGGCATGACCAGCAGCATTGCCGGCGCGGCCAGGAATGCCGTGGGCAGCGTGGTCGGCAATGTGGTCGGCGGCATCACGTCGAAATATGGCGGCGTGGTCAGCGAGATGAAAGACAAGATCGGCGGCGGCATCAGCGGCGCCATCGGCAGCGCGGCGGGCAAGTTCAAATGAGCGAGCATATCCCCGCCTTCAAGGTCAGCATCGAGGACAAGGATTTGACGGCCATCGTCTCGCCGCGGCTGATCAATCTGACGCTGACGCTGTGCCGTGGCGACGAGAGCGACCAGCTCGATATCTCACTCGATGACAGCGACGGCAAGCTGGCCATGCCGCCGCGCGGCGCGCAGATCGCCCTGGCGCTGGGCTGGCAAGCGTCCGGCCTGGTGGACATGGGCAAGTTCACCGTGGACGAGGTGGAGCACAGCGGCGCGCCCGACACCATCACCCTGCGCGCCAGGTCGGCCAACCTGATCGACACCTTCAAACAGCAGCAGGAACACAGCTTTCACAAGACCACCCTGGGCGCCATCATCGAGGCCATCGCCTTCCGCAACGAGCTGGCCTCTAGCGTTTCCGCGCGCCTCCGCGACACCGCCGTCGAGCACATCGACCAGACCCACGAAAGCGATGCGGCTTTCCTGCGCCGGCTGGGCAGGAAATACGACGCGGTGGCCACCGTCAAGAATGACACCTTGCTCTTCATCCCGATCAACCAGAGCCGCACCGCCAGCGGCAAAACGCTGCCCGTCATCCCCATCACGCGCGCCCTGGGTGACGGCCACCGCTACCACAGTGCCGAGAGCGACGCCTACACGGGCGTGCGCGCCTTCTGGCACGACGAGCGCTACGCGCGGCGCCGCAGCGTTGTGGCCGGCGTGCCCGGCAACAGCAAGCGCCTGCGTACCACCTTCGCCAACGAAACAGACGCGCGCGCGGCGGCCGTGGCCGAATGGCAACGCATCCTGCGCGGCCTGGCCACCTTTGAAATGAGCCTGGCCCTGGGCAACCCGGCCGTGTTCCCGCAATCGCCCGTGACCGTGACAGGCTTCAAGCCCGAGATTGACGCCACCGAATGGCTATCGGTCAAGGTCACGCACACCCTGGGCGGCAACGGCTTTACCACGCGGGTGGAGTTCGAAACGAAGACGGAAGCGGTCGAGGCCGAGCGCGAGGAAGAGAAAGACCCGGACGAAGGCGTCACGGGCGTGGTGGCCAAGTGGAAGGACGTGGCGGCGAAAAAGAAAAAGTCGGGGCAGGAAATGGCCGGGGCCAAAGACACACTCAAGACGCTGGAGCACACTTACAAGAGTAAGCAGGCCGCGAAGCGGGCGGCACTGCATGCGTGGCAGCATATCGAAGAGGTGCGGGACATCATCCGCGAGAATAGCGAGGAGCCTTGGATGCCTACGCATGCCGTAGCCGGCGCAGAAGCGACATGAAAGTGCGTTTTCTACGTCTGCTCAACGGCTGCTATCGCCCCATAGCAGAGGCATTCTCCAACTAGTTTCAGGGATTTACCTCTGGCAACAATCATTTCGGGAAAAGTTGCCAACCACAGGTATCAAGAGCGCGCATAAAAATATTTATTATCCATCTCTTCCTTCATACCCTGAACAGAGAAAATATAATTTAACACATAAAAAGCTTCGTCTTCAATGTACGAAGCCAAATATGAAAGACTGTCTTCAATACTGAACCTGTAGTAACTATGAACAAGGACATTTCGAATATCATATAACATAGCTGACTTATTGGTTGAAGTGTAATAAACCTCCTCCTTCAGGTCTTCAAAAATACTCTTTGCTACTGCTGCCAAAGATGGATCATTTTTATCCATACCCATTTCGGCATACAATACTGCAATCAACTTCCCTTCAGAATTATATTCCTCAATTTTTTTTCTAATAATACCCAGATGACTCCTAGCTATCTTTAACTCATTGACTTTTTTATAAAAAACCATTTCCATCGCAAGCTCATAAATTTGATAGAAAAACATAAACCTTGCGTAGCCATTTCGTTCAGCCGGAAGTAAATCATCTACTAAAAATTTAAAAAAACCTACTGAAAAATCAAAGTTAAAACTTTTTGCAACCACCAACTTACTTATAACCTTAATTTTATGCTGAACATCAACAATCGATCTATACTTGCAATACGGATAGATTCCATACAGCACGAATGAAAAAGACAACTCCCCATCGGACGTCACATCTGCCGCGTCGAGCAGACGCTTACTATAAACCAGAACGTACATACTCTCATGAAGCTCCTTCCCATTAAGAAACTTCATGGCTTCATATACATGCTTTCTAAAATAGACATTCTCAGAATACTCATGCTCTAAAGAAATCATTGAGAGAACAGGAATCATCCACCCAACACGTATTTCCGAATGATTATTTATATAAACCTGCGCAATTTCCTTCTCATCAGGCACAGATTTGGTATAAAGCTTCACACCATACAAAGTCTGCACGCCAGGTAAGGAATCCTCCCGATATGATAAAGGTACGCTTTCTTCCGAAAGCGTTATCAGTTCATCCATAAATCAGACCTCAGCCATTGCACGATTTTTCGCTCTCTCCAGGGAATCCGAGACTTTTAAAAATGAACTACCATCATGATCAAGTAAGTACTTGAAGAAAAGCTTAAAAAATATCCTCTGTCCATTACCAATCTTTTTAGCCTCACCTCGAATATCGTCCAAGAACTTATTTATACGGATTAGATCATTTTCTTCAAATTCCAGATTTGGAACCAGTGATTTTATATCGTCAAGCCCTTTAATAGTTCCAGAGCTAATCAACTCAGCAATAGCAGCACCGAACCCGCTCAATGGTTGACTCTTGTTGAAAATTTTATAAACTTCACGACCGAATGGGTTGGCAGCTGTACGCATATCCTCATCCACATCGTCAGGATAACTCCATCCAGAGAAGCGAACGTCAAATGCAAGAGACAACGCGCGGTATGAATTTACAAAGTCAGAAAACTCCATTTTTTCAAAACCTTCATCCGAAATAAATTTTATAGTCCTTACTGTCTGCAGAATATCAACTCGATCAATCGGAAGCTCATTCTTTTCCAAAAACGAAGTATAGCCATCAATCAAATCGGAAAACCTGTAGTCATTTATAGACCTTACCGACGAATCATCCACCTCACGCAAAATTTTGACACCATCAAACTCGCCATCTGCATACTTTGAAAAAAGTATCTCCAACTGATGACGCAGCGTCATAGGAGTTTGCCCGGTATTAAGAGTCAACATGCGATACAAAATACCCGAATCACTTATTGAAAGATATGCCTCAATCCTAATAAAATATTTCTCTGTAAGACCATCAAAATGAGCACGATTATTGTTATACACATCAATAATCGATAGTGTTCTCTGCAGGCCGTCTAGAATCTTTAAATTTGCATAATCGGCCAATACCTCTTCCAATAAATCATCTGGAGAACTTCCCGGCATTAATTTCGAAGTGGATGCCAAAACAATAGGAGGAATAATACATTCCTTAAGAATATCCTCTTTCAGCAAATTATATATACTGCCACTTTTACTCACTCTGTTTCGCTGATAAGGATTATTATTAATAATATTTCCCGCAAGCTCTGCATAGCTTCCTATATCCATCACAAATTGGATATTCTGAGAATTGACCTTCTTATCCAGTAAAACGTACGTAATAAATTTCATAATTTTCCTCAAATATTAGAAAATAAAATAGATAACTTTTTATATATTTTATCTTAGTCCGGTTTTTAGCACATATTTACTGGATGACGGAAATTTCCATCGAGCACAAAACTATAATCTGCCGTAACGAATGTAGTTAACTCCATTTCCCGCTCACCCATGTCGGAAAACCATCAGAAACAGCGGTGACACACTCGCACTTGACACCTTGCGCCGTCTCGATGACGATACCGACGGTGTAAGCTTTCCCATCGTAATAGCAGGAATTTCTGATGAACCTGCTGGCAACGACGGTCATAATTTCGCACCTATATTGCGGCCAGCAACAAGCAAAGAGCAATGGGGCGAGAGCGGCAACTTTCCAATTGCCGACACTTTTTAGCAACGAGAAATGCCCTTTCCGCCAGGATTTACGTCGGTGATTTTTTTTTGCGACCAACGTTGATCGTTTGGGGTGCAGTAATATCGCCATGAATCTGCTGGCCAACTTTGCCGTGGAAAACCATTTGCGTATTGCGTTCGACTGATCTGGATGCAGGGGCGGCTGTAGGCTCAAGACTTCCCTCAACTACACCAAGGACCCTCGCTTTCGCACGAATATCCAGCTTGCGATAGCCAGTCAACAGTTCATGCTCGTCCGCAGGCAACGCAGACAGCGCATGTTCTCCTGTCAGCAAATACAACACATCAACTCCAGCCGTAGCAACGGCCGCCAAATAGTCAGAATCTGGCGTTCGGGAGCCGTTTTCATAGTTGAACTGGGCCCCCTTTTTTACCCCACCAAGGGCAGCGAACTCGTCCTGATTGAGGCCGAGGCGCTTCCGTTCTTCCTTGAGACGATCAAAAAAATACTTCATTTGAGTACAAATACCTTTCCAAATCACTCAAATGAGTGATATATTTACGCCATTCCGTAGCGATTACAGATCATAACATTATGAATAATTTGTCAAAAGTCGGTCGTACTGCCAAGGGCGTCACGTCACGCCCCCTTGGCGTCCGCTTGACCCCTGCTGAGGTGGATGAGGTCGAAGGCTATGCAGAGAAACTTGAACGCTCCCGTGCCTGGTTTCTCCGCTTCCTGATCCTGCGCGGCCTCGCCGACTACAAGCGCGAACTCGCCTCCAAACCCACCCACTAAGGACAACGTCATGTACCCCGATGCAAAACGTATCCGCAGCCACCGCGTCATGCTGCGCCTGGACGATTACGAGCACCAGCTCGTTTCCTCGATCGCCAACTACCAGGGCGAAGAGCTTGCGGTGCTGGTGCGCCAGATCGTGATGCGTGAAGCCTTGGCCGTGATCGCCTTGGATGACGCCACCATCGACAGCGTACAGCGTCGCAGCGTTTAAACCGAGTCACTTTTGAGCAACTCTAAAGTTACAGAAAATGCCAGACCATCAAATTAACCTCAATGACGAAGAGCGCGCGGTGCTGGAACTCGTGCGCCAACGCCAGGGGCTGGCAAGTATCGATCAGGCGGCTGAATGGCTCGTCAAGTCGCGCTTACGCATACAGTCGAAAAACATGACAGGTCGCGGTCGCGCCCTGTACCAAGTGGAAAGAAAGCTGAAATGAGAGTCATCGGCCTGCCCTGCCCGCATTGCACCTACACCGTCCGCGCCGTCAAAAGCCGCATGATGTCCGCCATGTTCAAGGAAATCACCTATATGTGCCAGAACCCGGACTGCGGGCACGTCTTCGTGGCAGGCCTGGAAGTACTGCGCACCCTCTCGCTGTCCGCCAAGCCCAAGCCGGATATCCGCATCCCGATGTCCCAGCATGCGCGCACGGCAGCCACCAGCCAGCTGGCCCTGGACCTGACTGCGGGCTGCTGATGATTATCTCGATCCTCGCGCCGCCATAACCCGGCAGCCGTAACTCCCCTCTTTTGCTGTGCCCTGCAGCGCTCCCTTTTGAGCGTGAGGGATTCGTTCAACCTGAAATAAGGAAAATCGATGGAAAACACGCTGCACGCCACCAGTCATGCCGATAATTCCCCGGCGCCAACCACGCCCCGCCCGGCCCTGCAAAAATGCGTCGTGCCGGTGGCGCCGACCTGCTTCCTTCTGCACGCCAACGCTGGCACCAGCGTCAAGGAACTGTCCGCCTATATCCGCGAGATTGCCAAAACCTACCACGCCTATGGCGCGGTCAATCTCACCTTCATCATCAGCGATCCGCACGCGCTGCAGCATGGCGGTTTCTTCTTGCCAGACAGCCAGCGCGCCCTGGTAGGTGGCTTGCCCATCGAGCTGCGCTACCTGTTCGCCAGCGAATCCGGCGTCGTGCAATGCACCAGCTCGTCGCGCACGCTGACTTACTGGGCCAAGTATTTTGCCAAGAAAGGAGCACGCTGATGCTGCGCCTGGCCAAAACCTGCGGCATCTGGCTGCTGTCGCTCCTGATCGTCATCACCCCTGCCGTGCTGCAGGCCATCGGCGCCATCAAGGACTGAACCATGCCGGCGTCCCTTATCGACAATCACCTGTCCTTCCAGCCTGCCGCCGAGATTCTGGCCGCACGCGACAAGGATATGCCGACGCCACCAGGCGCCGGGCATGCGCTGGCCGCCATCGCCGAAGCCAAGGCCCAGCTACGCAGCATCAAGCCGCGCAACCTGGCGCCCTTCATGGCCCAGGCCTGGGGATTGTCGCCGCGCGGCGCGCGCCGCTCCGTGCTGATCGCCGCCGGCATGGACGCCGACCGCTGGGAATCGCCCATCCATTCATTTACCGAGGAAGAGCGCATCGAGCTGCGCGCCGCTACCTCTGCCGCTATCCGTGTGTACGAAAGACTGTTGAATGCAATCTAAACAAATCCTGCTGCCTGCCCCGCAACGCCACGAAGCCTTTTTACGATCCGCCCAGTTCGCGCCCGAGCTGGCCCGCATCCCCTACAAATGGCGCAACCGCGTCATCACGGCCGCCCTGGCAAAGATGGCCTGGTCGTCCTGGTACAAAGTCTATGAGTCCGTCGCTACCAGCTTTGTGCGCGAGTTCGCCGAACAGTACGTGCCGGCTGGCGTTGACCTGTCGCAGAGCGATGCCGATATCGTGGCCACCGCCGAACGCGCGGCGGCCGGCGTGACCAAAATGCTGTGGATGGCCATATCCGACACGCACGCCCTGCAGATCTTGGAAGACGAATGCGCCTCGTATGGCATCGAGCTGCCCGAATTTGACGCGCTGACCGACACCATCGCCCGCCTGGTGGATGCCCGCTGGTGGCGCCGCCAACTGCGCAAGCGCGTCAAGCGCGCCTTCGAGGCCGGCAATATCCGCCTGGGCTATGTGAACTATCGCGGCGAACCCTACGCCAGCAATGACGCAGTGCTGTCGCGCCTGGCGCAAAACCGCCGCAACGCGGCGGCGCTGGCCGCAACGCTGGTGCAAAACGAGAACGGCCAGCAATTCAGCATCGCCGAGCTGGCCGAGAAAACCACAGCCAACAAGGCCATCCGGCGCGGCGAACTGATGTTGCGCATCAACGGCTTTGAGCAGATCGCCCGCGAGTGCGGCGACCAGGGCATCTTTGTCACCTGGACGTGCCCATCGCGCTTCCACGCCATGCAGCACAGCGGCAAGCCAAACGACAAGTTCGACGGTTCGACGCCGCGCGAGGCAAATGCATATTTAGGCAAGATGACATCGCTGTGCCGCTCCGCACTGGCGCGCCGTGGCATCGGCCTGTACGGCTTTCGGATAGCCGAGCCGCACCACGACGGCTGCCCGCATTGGCATTTGCTGCTGTTCGTGCGCCCGACCGCGAAATACAAGACGGCCCACCTGCAGGATGTGGCCGGCCGTGCCATCCGCATCATGAAGCGCTACGCCTGGCGCGTAGACCGTGGCGAACCGGGCGCCTTCGCGCGCCGCCTGGACGTGAAACGCATCGACTGGGCCAAGGGTAGCGCTGCAGGCTACATCGCCAAGTACGTGGCCAAGAACATCGACGGCGTGGCCGAGCACAAAACCAAGGAAGGCTATGTCGTCACGGCCGACACCGAAGGCGACATCGAGCTGACGCCATCGGCGCGGGTCGAGTCCTGGGCCGCTTGCTGGGGCATCCGTCAATTCCAGCAATGGGGCGGCGCGCCCGTCACCGTCTGGCGCGAACTGCGCCGCATCGAGGAAAGCATGGTCAATGAAGCGCCGGCCGCCATGCGCCGCGCCTGGAATGCCGTGCAAAAGATCGACGGCGAAAAGCGCGCCTGCTGGGCCGAATACCTGCGCGCCCAGGGCGGCGCCCTGGTGCCGCGCAAGGAACTGGTCGTCACGCTGGCCAAGGACGAAAAGACCGTCATCGGCCGATACGGCGAAACGCTGCGCACCACGCCCTACGGCGTGCGCTGCAGCGACCTGATAGGCGTGGTCTTCAAGTCCGTGCGCCATACGTGGACGCCGGTACAGGCCACAGGCGGGCGCGCGGTGGCTGTTGGGGTTGCCGTTCCTCGGACTCGTGTAAATAACTGTACGCAGACCGTTCAAGTCACGCCAGAAACGCTACAGGCGCTGGCGATCCCTGACCTGCCCGACTGGGCAAAAACCGAAATTATCAACGCCTGGGCGGCAGTCGATGCCTGTCCATATCCCCGGCTGATCGTCCCCGACAACCCACCCAATGAAGGAAATGGCACATGAGCACCTATGCCGTGATCGTTCGCACGCAAACCGAACGCTTTGAATACGCCGCAATTGCCGCTTCCAGCGGCGACGCGATCCAGGCCGCCCTCGACCACTTCGGCGTGTGCGGCGTTACCGCCAAACTGAAAGGAGCACCGTAATGCTGAACACCCTGACCGATTCACCGCGGCAAATCGCCCTGGGCGACCGCGTGACATTCGATACCGACGAGGGCTACCAGGCCGGCACCGTCAACGACCTGCGCCGCGACGTGGGCAATGGCGAGCTGCACGCCTGGGTGGAGCTGGACCACCAGTGGCCGGGCATGTTCCGCGCGGTGCCGCTGGGCGCCATCGAGGCGGTCAAGAAAGCAGCCGCGCCTGTCGGGTGCCCAGCATGACAACGGCCTGCTCATTACCTGCCGTGGCGGCCTTGTTCGTGCGCGCCAATTCGATCTACAAGACCATGCCGGCGGTTGACGCGTGGGACGCGGAGCGCGACGCCCGCGCCTGGCCGGGTGGCGTGCCGGTAGTGGCCCATCCACCGTGCCGCTCCTGGGGTACGCTGCGCCACCTGGCCAAGCCGCGCCCGGACGAAAAGGACCTCGCGGTGTGGGCCGTCGCCCAGGTGCGCAAGTTCGGCGGCGTGCTCGAGCACCCGAAGCGCTCGACCCTGTGGCCACACTGCGGCTTGCCAGCGATCGGCGAGCGGGACAAATTTGGTGGCTGGACGCTGCCCATTTTCCAAAGCTCCTTTGGCCACCGCGCCGAAAAAGCCACCTTGCTGTACATCGTCGGCTGTGCGCCGGCTCAAATACCGGCCATGCCCATTGTCCTGGGCGAAGCCTCGCATGTGATCGCCCCGTCCGGCCGCAACCGCGCCGGCGAGCGGCGCCGTAAAGGCGATCCGGGCTGGCGCCCGGAATGCGGCAAGGCGGAACGCGAGCACACGCCGGCCGAGCTGGCGCATTGGCTGGTATCCCTGGCGCGACGCTGCATGGTGCCGACATGAACAGTCCATTCCTGTTCGATGGCCCGGGCGTCATTTCGTTCAGCGGCGGCCGCACCAGCGGCATGATGCTGTGGATGACGCTTCAGGCCTACGGCGGCACGCTGCCGGCTGACGTGACAGTGTGCTTCGCCAACACCGGCAAGGAAGAGGAAGCGACCCTTGAATTCGTGCGCGACTGCGGCGACCGCTGGGGCGTTCCCATCGTCTGGATAGAAAACCGCCCTCGCAATGAAGCGCGCGGCAAGGAATTTGCCATCGTGGACTTTGCTACGGCCAGCCGCCGCGGCGAGCCGTTCGCCAATCTGCACGACGAAAAAAAATTCCTGCCAAACCCGGTCGCACGCTTTTGCACGGCGGAACTCAAGGTACGCCCGATGCAGCGCTATTTGAAGTCGATAGGCCTGGTCGAGTGGACCACGTTTATCGGCATGCGCGCCGACGAGCCCGTGCGCGTGGCGCGGCTGGCGAACCAGGATTACGGCAAGCACGAGGTGAAAGAGGCGCCCTTGGCGGCGGCCGGCCTGACCGTGGCCGACGTCAGCGCGTTTTGGGCGGCACAAGATTTTGACCTGGGCTTGCCGAATATGAGCGGCAAGACGATGCACGGCAACTGCGATCTGTGCTTCCTGAAAGGCGGCAACCAGGTGTTATCCCTGATCCGGGAAAAGCCCAGCCGCGCGCTGTGGTGGATACAGCAGGAAAAGAATGCCCAAACAGCCGGATCGGGTGCTGGCGGCTGGTTCCGCAAGGACAGGCCCAGCTATCAGGCAATGTATGACATGGCGATGAATCACGGTGAATTGTTCCCGTTCGATGATGCGCTGACGGATTGCGGCTGCACGGACTGATGATGTGCTCACAAAACGATACCAGTTTGAAAAGGAAAAGCGAATGCTTCGCTACATGACCATACCGAAGTTCTCTACCGAGTCGGGTTACACGCCCGACGCGATCAGAACAAAGATCCGGGACGGGATCTGGCCGAAAGACGCCGTCTGGATCAAGGCGCCAGACAATCGAATTTTAATTGACGTGAAAGGATATGAATCATGGGTAGAGACGGGCGAGGTGTTAAAGCTGCATCGGAAAGCAGCATCGAAATCACCTTCATGTATCGCGGCACCAGGTGCAGGGAAAGGATCGCGCTCAAGCCCACCTCCGCTAATCTGAAACGGGCCGAGAACCACCGGGCGGCGATCCTGCACGCGATCGCCACCAACAGCTTTGACTATACAGCCACCTTCCCGCAATCGTCCAATGCGGTGAAGTTTGCCGACCAGGTGGGCGACGTGCAGACCATCGAGGCGTTTTTGGACAAGTGGCTGGACAGGCAGAAAAAGCACCTCAAGGCCAGCACGTACAACGGCTATCGCAAGATCGTCGTTGGCCAGCTGATCCCCTGGTTCGGCACGATCATGCTGTCGGCGCTGCGAAAAAAAGACGTGCGGGCGAAGCTGGAGCCCATGAACGCGACCAACAAGACCATGGCCAACATCCAGAGCGTGCTGCGCAAGGCGCTGGACGACGCCATAGAAGACGAGCTGATCGAGGTCAATCCGCTGGCGCGCTGGTGCTATTCCAAGGTCGAGGCGCCGCAGTCGAAGGACGATATCGACCCGTTCACAAAGGAGGAACAGGCGGCGATTCTCACGCAGGCAACCGGCCAGGGGCGCAACCTGCTGCAGTTTGCCTTCTGGACCGGCATGCGCACGTCCGAACTGGTGGCCCTGGATTGGGCCGACGTCGACTTCGTACGCGGCGTTGTGATGGTGACGCGTGCCCTCACGCAGCATTCCAAAGCGGCAGAGAGCACGAAAACGAACGCCGGTCGCCGCGAAGTCAAGCTTCTAGAGCGTGCCATGCATGCGCTGCAGGAGCAAAAGGCATTCACGTGGGCGAAGGGTGAGGAAGTCTTTCAAAATCCGCGCTTAAAACGGCGCTGGGAAGGTGACCAGCCGATCCGCAAAACATTGTGGACCGGCGTGCTGCAAAGCGCTGGTGTGCGGTATCGCAACCCATATCAGACACGGCACACATATGCCAGCATGATGCTATCGGCGGGCGAACATCCGATGTGGGTGGCGAAACAAATGGGGCATGCAGACTGGACAATGATTGCACGGGTGTACGGGCGATGGATGCCAGATGCGAATCAGTTTGCTGGCTCAAAAGCGGAAGCAATTTTCGGCTCTTGA